ATATCTTTGAAAATAGTTTAGTTGTGTAATTCATTTTAGTTGGCACTCCGCTCTTCATCCGTAGCCCAATCAGCTTCTTCCACAGAACGTTTGGTTCTTTTGCTATGATGCCCAGCGTGACCTTCTTAAACGCTGCGTTATTCTTGGCATAGAGAAATGCCATAAAGACGGAGTTCCCATTGGGTTTGTCCATCTGCCAGCACTGAAGCATATCCCAAGTATCGTCATTGTCGCAATTATACCACATTAGTACACCTTCGATTTCCCCATCTTCATCTTCTTCGCAGATGAAAGTTCCCTTTGCCATATGATAACCAATTAAGATTCTCACGTGCTCAGGTGACCAATCGTCCAGTACTTCCCCGTACTTACCACTTGAGATAAACTTGTGAACCCGATCAATGAAGCCAATGGCTTCCTCTTGCCCACCTTTTTCGAGGGCAACTTGTACTGATAGGAGTAAGGGGTTTCCTTTCATTAGTATCCGATTGCCATCCAAGAAATGGTTTCCGTTCCAGAGGCTCCATTTTGTATAGTAAAACCACTAACCGTCTGAGATATAGCGGATACACCAGCATCGCTATTTAATGGAATGCTTGTTTTAATTGTCAGTTGAACCTGTACTATACCGCCAGGGAAATCCGTAGCAAAACTAACGGCTGCAGTGCTATCCCCAGGTACTGATTTGGACCCGAACTTCATAATCAACTTATTGGGAAGTGTTACGCTTTCTCCTCCAATATAGGTGCTTGGAGTAAAGCCTCCTGCGGTAGCATCTACATACGTCTTAATGCTTTGCTGAGTAGCAAGTGCCGTATCCGAGTTGGATACCATATCATCTTCGTCTAAGATGGCTACCTCTGCTGGTGCAGCGGCTGCACCGCTTACGTTGCCGAGAACTTTGTAGTCAGCTACGTTTTCAATTTTAGATTTGGTAACGTTAGCATCCTTGATCTTGCTTGTAGTCACAGCATCCGCAGCCAGCTTGGCTGCAATGATACCACCATCAGCTACGACAATTGCCGTGCCAACTAGTTGAGTACTTTGGTTGTCAATAGATGACTGAGTGAAGGTAGCTCCCTGTACGAGGAGGTTGAGGTCAGATGCAGTAAGCTGCTCGCCGTTTGCAAATGTTGTTCCTGGATTTAGTACTGGCATAATATTAAATTGTTCGTGTCCACATATAGACTACAATGTAAGGTTGAAGATTGTTGTGAGGAGAAGCATTGCCTGTTCCATCTGAATTTTCACCTACGTTCCCATTATTCGTGTCTCTAGCTTCAAGGGGAGGTCTAACACCAGTACCGCCACCGCCATCAACATTACCAGCGGCTTTCTCTATTTGAACCGTGTGCTTGTGTGGTGGTATTTCAGTTACACCAAGAGTATGTGTCTTGGCTCCAGTTGTTAAGTTTGTGTTGGTTCCGCTTCCGACTACGTCAAAGTCATCATCAGTCGTATCAATACCAACAGGAACCTTACCAGCACCAAACGTTGCCCAAGTGCCAAACCCTAGCAATGTTGCTGGATCGGTTGAATCCGTTGCATTCATATAAATCGAACCAACTGGATAGGCTAACTCCAAAGCATCTGTTGCTAACTTAGCTGCCGTAACTCCAGCATCCTTGATCCCGAGCTTGCCAGCATTAGTACCTAGGGGTATAAGCTCTAGGCTTGTTCCGTCAACTGGGTCATTGAATGTTGCTGCACTAGCAATGGCCTCTAACTTTGTGTTGGTTACTGTATCCGATGCTGTGAACGTCTGTCCTGTGGTAATGATTGCCATAATAATTATTCTGCGCTTGTTGATGATCGAAAAGAAAGTGCTCCTTCTGTTTCAATTGCTCGTATCCTTGGTCTTCCTTGCGTGTTGTTAATTGTATATTGAATGCCATATCCACGGCGATTACCTATTCTACCACGGATGGAAACATCTTCTCCAACGGCCAGTACATCACCATCTATATAAGTACTAAGCGACTGAAGATCTATGTCTGAGTCAGGATTTTCTGTTTCTGCTAAAATGTCAAAGTTACTTGTGTTAGTGCTGCTACTTTCCACGTGAAGCTCAAACTGATTGAATCTTTTTCGATCCATTGTCCCCATTGTATATTGACGTGTGGTAATGGACGCAGGGACACTGTAGCTAGTATCAGCTTGACCAATGGAAGTAACCACTCGGTCACGCCCATCTAGGCGAGTGTCAAGCTTGTGTATGCCGCCCAGTTGGTTAATGGCGTAGACTCCACGAGCTGTTCCGCTGCCAGCTACAATCAAGTTCTCAATGTCCCATTCTTTATTAACACCCCCTGTTTCATCCGCAACCATATCAATGCTTTCCCACTGGGCGTTGAGGAAGTTGAAGATTAGGATAGCATTGTTTCTTTGTGCTTCCACAAGTACACCATCAACAGTGCAGTCCAGTGGCACTGCAATGTAGTAGCGATTGTCGAAGTAGACCGCACGTGATTCCTCCCAATGATTTCGATTAATACGATTAATAGTTTCATTAATCGGTTCACTCAAAGGAGTTTCTGTTCCTCGGAGATTGTACTCATCCATGAACTGCGTTCCGTACACGCCATTGTCAGATAGGAAAATAACCTGATTACCAACTTGAACAATTGATTTACGTGCTACGCAACCAACTTCATTGGTCAGTAGCTTTACCACTGAACCCTGTAGGTTGACTGTATTCTGAACTGTGTGGATACTGTTCCGATTAAATACCAGTAGAGAGTCATCCGAGAAGGAGTGCAGCCCTACAGTGTAGTCCGCAGTACCAGCATTAAACCTGTACTGTGAGTAGATCTCGTCGTAAGTATCGGAGTCAATGATGTCAGAAATGATAACCTCGTCCAGGATCTTACGGTAAGTGTACTGCCCCTTGATTGCATCCACGGAGTACTTGAATGGCATTACCAGCCTACGCTGGTGGTAGGTAGCATAAGGAGGAGCTGGCATATGGGTGAAGCCCAGTCCGACCGAAACTCTTTTGGTAAAGATAGGATCAGTCAATAGGGATTTACCGTCATTTACGTGCGTAGTAACTGTGCGTGAATCAAGTACAAACTGGAACCCTGCATTAATTGCTACACGGGCATTTTCATATGAGGCTGCGGATAGAGGAGTATTAAAGTCAGCATAGATAGTAAAGGTAGTAGAGCTTGGTACTCCTTGAGCAAAGAACGATCCATTGAAAAAAGTACCTTTGTTAGGTCCATCATCAATCCAACTATCCATAATGATTGGTTCACCACTGACTAAATTATGTGCTACGCTTGTAGTGAGAGTATATTTATAAAGACCCTCAAAATCCCCAGCTTGTTCTAACCCATCATTATTAGCACCACTGATAGTGGTAATGGCTTCACCCAGTGTAAAAACTTTATTTACAACGTAGTCCTGGCCAATGGTAAGTCCAGAGTCTGTGTCTGGTTCTCCGCTAATACTTGCTGACATTACAGTAATATCATCCCCGACCTTTACATCGTGAGATCCAGAAACTGATGCTATACTATTGGTAATTGCAAATTCTCCAGGTAGGCAATCAATCTGAACTGGCTGAGTGTATACTCCGCTTTTGACTAGTGTAAACGCAGAACGGGCTTTACCCGTTCCTGTACCTTCAGCATCAACCGTAATGGTATCATTAACTTCGTAGGTTACGCCTGTAGTTCCAGCGACTAAATTCCACTGTGTGTCACCCAATTCAGTAATAGAATAGGACCTATCAATCACTAGTTCATCCGCTAGTAGTTCAGTGTAGATGCCGTCCCACTCTAGCGCAGTGTTACCGTCTCGGAAGATGAACACCTTGTTGAATGCCTGTATCATATCTGACATTGGCGGAACCGTTTCACCCAGAGGGAAGTAGATGTCAGTTACAGTATTACTATCTAGATCCTTTGCTACCGCCTTGATGTTGGACGCAATTATAATTGATTCGCTTGAGTTGCTGTTGGGATCACTGAATGCTGTACTTGCGTAGACCTCGGTAACTTGACCGATGTCGAAGATCATCTTGTAACCAGCAATGGCCGAGCCTCTAGCAAGCGTCAGGTTAAAATCTAAATCAATGGGGAGTACAACTGGTCCCCTGTAAGTTGTATCAATTCCTGTAAAATCAAATTTAATTTTTTGATTCATTGGACCATCAACTGCACTTGTAACAACAAACGTTCCGTTTGGATCAGATTGTGGACTTGTGAATGCAAGTCCCTCCACCGTAATATTTTCACCAACTTCAAACTCGTGGCCCTGTTCAGTCAATGGATCAAGGAATAATTCCATTACATTGGCAGCAAGCTCTGCCCTTCTTATTGTAGTAGGAAGTCGGGTGACATCTGTACCGATCTCTTCCGAGGTCGGCAGTCGTAGCACTTCGCCACCTACTGCAAACGGAGCTTCAATAAGTTCAATGCCCTTCCGAACTTGAGCCTCTCCATTCCTGTCTAGTCTAATGCTTTGAGCGTCAGCTAGTGTACCCTTTTGTAGTTGATCAGGCCGAATACGATTATTGAACCCAATGAATCCATAGTCACCATCTTTAGTGATTCCATCATCTAGTTGTCCGTATTCTCTGTAACGTGGCACTTGTTATTCCTTTAGTTGTTAGCAGTCCCAAGCCTTACGGCTCCAGTAGTTTGCTGATAGTTTATTAGTCTTACCCTTAATGCCACCGCTGCGAGCGCAGTAACTTTTCTTTTTAGCAGGTGTGTCTTTCTTGATACTCATATTAGCATCTCCAAACCGTACGATTTTTTCTTTCCCTCCTTGGCAAGCTTTTACAACGGACTTCTTGCCGCCTTGAACTTCACGGCGAGGTACGTTGCATTTCATCTTGGACTTGTCAGGCATTACTTGCCTTTCTTCCCACCACGCTCACCACAAGATCCTTTGCCAGCACTTTTTGTTTTTCTTCCGTACATAATATTATTAAATGCTTCTGCGATTATTAACTTGTCCAGGCTTGCCATAAGATGGTGCATAAGGTGCATCCATATAATTCATGGGTGTTGAAGGTTTAGATCGAGAAGGATCTACATCAGATCGACCTG